GAATGATGCGACGGTAGAGGAAGATCAGAAGGATCGTAAACCGAACCCAAAGATCGAAAGGCGTTTTTCAGAGATAACCAGGCAGCGTGAGGAAGCGCGTAAAGAAGCGCAACGCGAACGTGAAGCCAGGGAATCATTGGAAACCAGGTTTAAGGAACTGGAATCCAAGGTCAACCCACAAAAGGCGCAAGCCGTGGACGACCTGGGGCCGGAACCCAAGCCTGACGAATTCAACGATATGTTCGAATACGCGAAAGCGTTGGCCGAATTTACCGCTGATAAGAAGTTGATGGAACGGGACAAGCAAGAGGCCGACCGCAAGGCCGCGGAACAACGGGTTCAATTCGAAAAAGGTTGGGCCAACCGCGTGAGTGCAGCGAAAAGTCAATTGCCGGATTTCGACGAAATGATCCAATCAAGCGACGTGGCGGTTTCCGACCCCGTGCGCGATGCGATCATGGAGAGTGAAACAGGGCCACAAATCCTGTATTACTTGGCCGAAAACCCCGACTTTGCCCAGGAATTGGGCAAAAAATCCGTCATTTCAGCCCTTCGTGAAATTGGTAAGTTGGAAGCCCGCTTCGAAAGAACGGCAACCAAATCGGATGACGAACCCGAAGTGAGAGCCACGGCCGTAAAATCAAAAGCGCCAGCGCCGATTTCGCCAATTCGTGGGGCAGTTTCCAAGACTGAAAACAACGTGGATGCCGACGGCAATTACCACGGAACCTTTCAACAATGGAAAGCAGCCCGACAACAACGTCGAATCCGCTGACAATCGAACCCTTTTCAATAGGAATTTAAAATGTCTAACAATTTGCTTACCATCAGCAAGATCACCAACGAAGCGTTGATGGTCTTGGAGAACGAACTTACGTTCACAAACAACGTCACCCGCGAATACGACGATCAATTTGCTGTTACCGGCGCCAAAATCGGTAACACTTTGAACATCCGTCGCCCTGGTCGTTTCATCGGTACAACTGGCCCCGCGCTGAACGTTGAAGACTTCAACGAAACATCCGTGCCTGTTACCCTGACAACCCAATTCCACGTTGACACACAATTTACGACCCAAGATTTGGCTTTGAGCCTGGACGCATTCAGCGACCGCGTTTTGAAACCAGCCGTGGCCGCAATTGCCAACAAAATGGATTACGACGGTTTGACAATGGCCAAAAACAGCGTTGCCAATATCGTTGGTACGGCTGGCACACCGCCCACCGGTTTGATTACCTATTTGACCGGTCAAGCCTATTTGGACAGCGAAGGCGCACCACGCGACGGCCGCCGTTCAATTGTGATTGAGCCATTTACATCCGCAACCATCGTTGACAGCCTGAAAGGTTTGTTTGTGCCTTCCGACAAAATCGGCGCACAATTCACCAAAGGCATGATGGGCCGTGATTCCGCTGGTGCAAACTGGTACATGGATCAAAACGTTGTGTCCCAAACTTTTGGTTCATACAGCGGCAAAACCATGTTGGTTGACACTACCGCTTCCGGTTTTGGCATTTCAACTGGTTGGGCGCAAACATCCACCATTACCCTGGTGGCATCGGCTGCATTGACCCTGAACCAAGGCGACGTGATCCAAATCGCTGGCGTGTACGGTGTCAACCCACAAAATCGTCAGTCATACGGCAAACTTCGCAACTTCGTTGTGACCGCCACGACCAACGTTGCAACCACCCCTGGCACTTTGGTGACTGTATCGCCCGCGATCATCACCGGCGGCCAATTCCAAAACGTCGTTGTTCAAACTGCCAGCAGCACCGCCGCTGTCACACCGTTCAACAACACCGGCATCGTCAGCCCACAAAACTTGATTTTCCACAAAAATTTTGCGACCGTGGCAACCGCCGATTTGGAATTGCCTGACGGGGTTCACTTTGCTGGCCGTGCGTCCGACAAAGACTTGGGCTTGTCCATCCGTGTGGTGAGGCAATATACAATTAACAACGATTCCATTCCTACGCGTTTGGATGTGTTGTACGGTTGGGCGCCTTTGTATCCTGAACTGGCTTGCCGCGTTGCAGCCTAAAAAAAGCGGGGTGGCTTCGGCCACCCTTCATTAAACACATTTAAGGAAAATCATCATGAGCAATCCAGGGCCAGCATCAACCCAATCCATTCACCCTTCGAACCTTGCAACGAACCAGGCTTTGCGCCTAATTGCATCGGCCCAGGGTGTCAACATGAACTCAGTTGGCGACACCGTTGCACCAATCCTGGTGTCCGGTAACGTCAGCGTTCAAACCATCATCGTGGCCAACGCATCGACCAGCCTGACAACCGCGCAATTGGCCGTTTATACCGGCCCAGGCGCAACAGGCACGGCCGTGAAATCGGCTTATGCTTTGAGTGGCAACAGCAGCACAACCAAAGTTGTTGCTACCGCGGCCACTTCGACTGATTCGATCACTACAACCCCGTTGTATATCCGCAATACAACCGTCCAGGGCGCAGCAGCAACCGCCGACGTGTTTATTTACGGTTACGACTTGACGTTCCAATCCTAATTTTGGATTGAAAGTAAAAAGGGCCGCCCTCAAAAGGGGTGGCTTTTTTTCTATGGTCAGGTCTATAATTTCGAAAACACTTTTGAGGGTCGAAAATGCTTAACACGTCGGTAATGCGCCTAGCGGGCAAAACATATCGGTTGGATTTAACCACTTCGGCCAGCACAACATTGTTGATTGAAGACACGACAAACGATCAAAGCAATTTGGTCAGCCTGTTGAATACCGGAAATGGTGTTGCGTCGGTTGAAATTGCAAATGCCAGCGCGTCGGTTTTGACGCCCACCATTGCATCAACTGGCAACGCGGGTTCGTATGTTTTACCGGCCGCAATGCAAGGGCCAATCATGATCGTCGCCCCACCCGCGCCCTTTTACATTAAAGGAATCAGCAGCGGCACGAATTCTTTGTTCATCACACCCGTGGAGGTTGGTTAAATGATAAATACCCCAATGCAGCGAAATGCGGGTCAAACTTACACCCTTGATTTGACGACGGCCGCCAGCGCGGCGTTGTTGATTACGCCAACCACAAACGACAACGTAAATTATGTTTCTTTGTTGAACGTAGGTTCCGGCTTGGCTGGCGTTGAATTCGCCCCCCTGGCTGCCAACCTGGTAACCCCGACCATTGCCACAACTGGCAACAGCGGTTCTTTTGTATTGCCTGGCGGCATGAATTTTCCCTTGATTATTGCGGTTCCAAAAGGCCCGTTTTACATGAAGGCGATTAGCAGCAGCACGAATACACTTTATGTAACCCCTGTTCAAGCAGATTAAAAGGGGCCGTTATGGGGAACAACGTTCCTGTTACGCAAACAACCAACATCGTCCCCGTTCAGGGCATTTTTCAGCCTGAACCGACGTTTGCCCTCATATCCTTAATTGGCCCCGCGGGAACGCCCTTTTACGCCCCCTTTGACCCCGTTCAATCGGGGTTGACGATTACAGGCAGCACAATTGACAGCAGCGTAATTGGTGGCAACGCGCCAGCAGCCGGTTATTTCACAAGCATTTACGCGACCACCGGCCAAGTGGCCACCAGCCCTTCGGCCGACTTGGACATTGCCAATAAGGCTTATGTCGATTCGGTTGCCCAGGGTTTGGACGTAAAGGCGTCGTGCGTTTATTCCACAACCGCGAACATTGCGCTGACCGGTTTAGGAACCCAGGCTGGCGGCGATTGGGCAACCAGTTTGACAGCGGGCGATCGCATCCTGGTAAAAAACCAAACAGCCCAAGCCAACAACGGTATTTATTCCGCCAGCGCCAGCACTTGGACGCGAACCACCGACATGAACACCTGGGCCGAAGTGCCAAGCGCGTTCACGTTTATTGAATCAGGGACAACCCTAAGTGATACCGGTTGGGTTTGCACATCTAACCAGGGCGGCACAATTGGCGTGACTGCCATTACTTGGTCGCAGTTTTCAGGCGCCGGTTCGTATTTGGCCGGAACGGGGTTAACCCTTACAGGCAACACATTCAGCATCACCAACACCGCGGTGACCGCGGCCGCATACGGTTCGGCTTCCCAGGTGGCCACGTTTACCGTGAACGCGCAGGGCCAATTGACATTGGCAACCAACACCAGCATTGCAATTGCGGCCAGCCAAGTCACCAGCGGCACATTTGACACCGCCAGGCTGTCGGGTTCATACACCGGCATCACAGCCGTTGGAACTTTGACCGACCTGACGGTGACCAACACAATCACGGGTTCGGTGTCCGGCAATGCTGGCACGGCCACAAAGGCCACCAACTTGGCCAACGGCGCGGCGGGTTCGGTTGCTTACCAAACAGCAGCCAACACCACCGCATTTTTGGCGGCCGCATCAAATGGCCAGGTTCTTACTTTGGCCGCGGGTGTTCCTTCCTGGGCGACACCTACAACGGGAACCGTCACATCGGTTTCGCAAACATTCACCGGCGGGATCATTTCGGTTGGCGGTTCGCCAATTACCGGATCGGGAACGC